GGTAGTTTTGAATATGGGTCTCTTGAGCTATAAGGATATATTGTATAAACTTATCGGTGTCAATGTTACCATTCAAAGAAGTGAACTTGACTATATCTTTTCTTGAAATCATTAATCCTGTTGCCATATCTATACTCCTTTACTTCTTGGTGTTTTAAAATTCTTTGGTTGTAAAAAACCTCTGTTCACTTGGTCTCTTGTTCTTTTAGCTACTTTTGAATCATTTTTTACAGGTTTTAAACCTTCTGCTTTAGCTTCATTAACTGAAACCTCTGCTCTTGGATTTTTAGCATCTGGATTAACTCCTTTAGCCATGTAAGTTTTTCTCATCCAAAAATGTCTACATGAACCTCCTCCTTTATAAAACCAAATAGAATAAGTATTAGCTCCATTTGGACCCCATCCTGCATTGACTACTTTATTTTCCATTGAGATAATATCTTCTTTTCTATAGATTTTACCTGCTTTTGCCATTTTTACACAGAAGTCTCTGCTTTCACTATCACTTCTAAGAGGTGCATATTGATACCTAACTTTAAACCTTAAGTCTCCTATCTCTTTATCTTGTTCACTTTTAGCATTTGGTCTTGCACTACCTGTAGAGGCAAGTCCTATCATTTTATCAAGTGTTTCTTCTTGGTCATAATCTACCTCTCTTTCATCTACCAGCTCCCAATTTTCTAAATCTTCATCTTCTCCTAAGTCTATAAGTGCATCTGCTACATCTGTAGGAACTGCTGCAAGTTTAACTCCTGTTTCTTCTTCCTTAGCTTCTTTGGTTACTGCATTTTCTGTATCAATAAATTCAAGAGGCTGTAACGTAACAAAATATAATTTTAGACTAATATCATTAACTGCAAGAATAGCATCCATACAGTCCACTATAAGGTCCTGATATGGTTTAATAGTAGTGTTTTGAAACAGCAAAGAAGCTGTTCTAATCTCATCTGCATTATTTCCAAGACCATTGTTGTCATCTCTAATACCTAAAAGAAGTGGAGAAGTTACTCTATGACCTACCATTATTTTCCTTGCACACTCAGAAGATAAATACTCATAGTGAGCAGGTGCATCATTTAAAGGTACATCATCAATAGTAGTTTTACTCTCAGCGTTATTGTTAAAAGCTACAATGACCTTTTCTCCCATTGACCCTGTTAGCTTTCTCATTACATCATTTTTAACCTGTAACTGTTTTTCTCTTTCAGGTACACCATTGTTAAAGTTTATAACCTTAGTACCAGAAAAACCACATTGTACATCATTAATTAGATAGTCTGATATTTCACTCTCAAGCTCTGCATAGGCTAAAGAACCAGCATAGTCAGGAGGACATACATAATCATAGCCTGAAACATATCTCTTAACTATTTTAATCTCTGGTTCTGTTTGATTTCCAAAACCAAAAGCTGCAATTCTTTCAGCCTTGTCTGACTTTTTCATGTTTGCCCAATCAGGAGAATAGTAATAAGCTCTTATGTCTCCATCTATCATCTTCTCAGGTCTTAGGGTTTGTCTTGGAAAGTGTTCTGCTTTTACTACTTTGTTGTTTTGGTATATAACCTGAAATGATGCCTCTCCTAAAAGTTTTAAATCTAAGCATATCTTTCTAAGGCAGTCATTGTTAAATATAGATTTTAGAGCTGCATACTCCTCTGTCTTTGTGGAGCTGTCTAAGGCATCTATACCTTTGCCATAAATAAGCTGAGATATACCATTTATTGTTGCATTGTTTGTAGTAGAGTTTATAAAGTTGTCTATTAGGTATTGATAGTAGTTGTTATCTTCTCCATAGGCAACATAATCTTTTTTCTTGTCCTCTACTACCTCAGGTCTGTTATAGCTTGATAAATTTATTAAGTGTACGTTTTCCATCTATATTGTTAAGACATAAAAGTTATCTTGTTTTGTAGTAAAGGTAGCGTTATATCTGTTAAAGTACAAAACTTCTGAAATACTTGTAGTGGTAGCATTATGAATGTTTGTACCTGTTTGCTCATCATCTATCGTAACTACATAGCTACCTCCACTAACAAAACTTCTTGGAATAAAATCTATGTTCTGAGCTGAACCACTCTCTTGTAAAATAATCATATATATATAATAAAAGAGTTTTGATTTTGTTATAAAAAAAAAGGGAGACAAATGCCTCCCCTCTTTATTGGTCTAAGATTTATTAGGTGTTAGTACCTTCTGTTACTGTTACAGTATTAGTCATTCCAGCAAATGGATTTGCAGAAGTTGCTCCTTCTAAGAAGTTAGCAGGTTTTATTTCTTGAGCTGTAAGAGTAAGTGTATAACCACTTAAGTCTCCCATAGCTGCACCTGTAACTATTGTTCCACCAGAAACATCTGCTCCATGCTCAAGACCCATAATGAAAGCATTTCCATTATAATCCTCTATTACTACATGGGGTCTTGCTACAGACAAAATTCTAAGTTCTTTGTGGTCTTGGACAGTTAGCTTTGTAAGAGTCAAATTAAGAGTTTGCTCATAAAAAGTTGTTCCGTTTTCCCTTGAACTTGTAATAGCCTGTTCAAAACTACTATTGCCTTTTACTTCATAATTAAAACAAGTAACTACACCTAAATCCTCAACTACATCTGTATCTGTACTATCAAAGACTGCTGTGATAGAACCAAAGTCAAAAAAGTATACTCCTTTAATTCCTCCTACTACATCTTTACATGGTACTTTTCTTCCTATACTAAGGGTACAAGCCATAACTTATTGAATTTATTAGGTAGCGTTTCAGCTATCTGTTATAATTATCCTGTTGCTGTAATACCTCCTGAATTAAGTGCATTACCTGATACATAATAGTTTGACCCATCAGATATAATCTCTACAAAGTCTCCTAAGTTATCAGCAGTATGTACAAAATTTAGTTGGTCAGCAGCATCTACATCTACTACAGCTCCTGCTACAATAATAGAACCTTCCATTACATCAGCAGTTCCTCCTGCAATTACAGTATTAGCAGAAGTTAGTCCTCCTGTTGTTACAAATCTAATGTTAAATCCTTCTGTTGGAGCTGGTAGAGTTACTGTTCCACCTGTACCAGAGACTTTAATAGTCTTTCCACTATCTGCCATTGTGTATGTTTCGCCAATGGTAATGTCTTGGTACTTTTCTACTTGTCTTTCGACATCATTACTGTGTGTTATTGTTGTGCTCATCTATCTATATTTTAAAAATTATGAATATAATACAACTTCAGAACCAATTCCATGCTGAATACCTGCTGTAAATCGCATTACTACTCTTACATTTTGGCTTCCATCAATGTCTGCCATGTCAATAACCTTTACTTCTTGGTTGTCTGCTAAAAGACCTGTACCAAAGAATAGGTTGCTTTTCTGAGCAGCTACTGCTGTATCACTTGCTAAACCACTTACAGTAACAACCTTGATACCATCAAAGAAGGTAGGTTGAATGTCTTGGTTTGTACCTCTGTTCTCATAACCTGCAGCTCCTAAACCTGATGCTCCAAATCCACCTAAAGCTCTAATATAGTTTCTGTACATATTAGAAGGCAGATAGATAATAACATCTTCATTACCATAAACAGTAGAAGGAATTGCATCAGCAATTTTACCTAATTCTGTAATAATGTTTGAAGCTGTAGAGGTTGTTCCTGAAACATCAACTACATCTGAATCTGCAAGTAGTGTTGTTTTGAAACCATCAAATTCTCCTGCGTTTGCATTTGTACCATTCCAAATATTTTGCTCTATTTTTTGAGCTACTTTATCAGCAGCATGAGCAATTAAGAAATCTGAGAATTTAGGAGGTAAACTTCTACTCATTGGACTAATTCCCATTTGAGCAGATTCCCAATCTCCAATGAAATCTTTTTTACACAAAACCAGATTTACCATAAACTCCTCTGGTTGCAAAATTCTTTCAGTCAATGTAATAGTTGAAGTTGGGTCAAAATCACAACTTGCATCTTTTACAATGTCATTAGTTGAAACCTTTTTTATTACTTCTTTCAAAGCAATATTAGGCTTGATTGTAATAAGTTCTTCTCCCAAAGTCTTACCTGAAAGCAAAGCAGCACTAATATATTGTCCTGCAAACTCACCAGCATAAGTAGTGGTCAAAGAAGTTGTTGTACTTAAATCTACTTTTCTTTTCATTTTATTATAAATTATTAATTCTTCTTAGAACTCTATCATAAGTAGTTTCTTCTCTTTTTCTTTCTAAGAGAGTTCTTTCTTTTTTCACTTCGTTTTCAGGTGAGTGAGTAACCTTTTGAGGCGGTTCTTGAACAGCAGACATTTTTTCTTCTTTTTTAGTGTCCATCGCTTTCACCATCTCTTTGACTTCCTCAACTAATTTCTTTACTTCTTCAAGCTCAGTCTTAGTTGCATATTTCATTTCTTCTTTTTCCTCCTCTAAGTTTTGTTCTTCAACATCTTCTTTAGGTTCTTCTGTCAATTCCTCAGAGGCTTCTTCTTTTTCTTCTTCTTCTTTTGCACCTACTGAGTCTATAACTCCTTCTTCTTTAATCATTAAAATTTCACCATCTTCAAGGGTATACTCTCCTACAGGCATAGGTACTTTTTCATCTTCTGTTACAATGAATACCTCATTACCTTCACTAAAGTTTTCTGCCTCTATCACAGTTCCATTTTCTAAAGTAGCTTGAGCTAATTTTACTTCCTCTTGGAGTTCTACTCCAACAAGGTCTTTTACTTTGTTTATAATATCGAGTGCTTTCATACATATATAATAAATAATTAATTTTTTGTTAGATTTTTATTTAGGTTCAGAATATAAATTTGGTAAATTAGAAGTTAAAGAATCTAATTTTCTTGATAAATCTTGTGCTTCATTTAAACCTTTTACATCATTTATTTCAACTCCTAAATCTAAAGCAGCTTGACCAATTTCTTTTATATCTCCTTCTAACCTTTTTCTATCACTTTCTACATCTTTTATCAAAGATTGAAAGTCTTGCCATGCTCTCCTGTATGACATAAAAACAGAGTCTATTTTTTGCTCTGCTTTTCTTAATTTATCATCAAGTCTTTCAAAATCTCTTACAACAGAAGGTGCTTTTCTTGCTAATTCAACCTTTTGAGTTGCTAAGTCTACCTTTTCTTTTGGTAGTTTATTTATTATCTTTTGTACTGAGGGTTTCATACTTTATGCTTTTATATATAATTAAATTATTAAGAGTTTGTTGTATTTTTAGACTATGGTTTTTACTTCTGTAATAAATCCATTTTCTATCCTTATCTGATTGTTTAAGTTAAATCTTGTGTAATAACCATCAGGCATAGCTTGGTTTAAATTTCCTTGTGAAGATAAAGGAGCAGCACTATTAAACATAAGTCCACCATCAACAAACCTAATACCTATAGAGTTTACAGAATCAAAAAATCCAAAAGGAGTAGGACTACTGACATTACCATCATTATTATTAATAAAAGGTAGATTTGTAATTGGGTTGGTAGATGAACCTGTTTGAAGTGAAGTAAATTCTGTAGCTGAAAAATAAGGAAAGTTTGCTCCATTATTATATCCAAGACCTACTGTAGTACCTCCAATATTTGTTGCTGAAAAACTAAGTCCTGTAGAACTACCACTTACAACCTCAGGCTCACTATAACCTAAAAATCCTGCTCCACCTACTACAGCACCTCTTATTCCTGCAAATTCTGCAAAAGTACCATCAGGGTTAATTGCCATTCTATAGGTAACAATTCCTGTAGGTACTCCTGTATGATAATATCTATGTATAGTGCTTTGTATTGGGTTTGTTACTCCTGCTGATTGAGTAGCTGTTGTTGTACAAGCTAATGTAGCTCCTGAATTTGTATAACCAGAGGGTACAGTAATATTTACAGTAAGTGTCCTTGTTGTGTCTGTAGAAACACTACTAAAACTTGAAGGACTTGTACTTGCTATAGTGCCCTTATCTATACTTGGAAGGGTAATAACTCCTGTTTGAGAAACTGCAAATCCTGTGATTCCTATGTCATCACAACTTAAAGCTACAGAAGTATTAGCAGGTTGTGTTGCAGTATCATCTTTTGTAACTATATTACCTGTGTTGGTAAATCCTGCTGGTACTGTAACATTAGCTGTAACTGTTCTTGTTGTTTCTGTTGATACAGGTTCAAAAGATGGAGGTGTAACAGAACCTACAGTTCCAAAACTTGTGCCTTGAAAGGTAGCTGTAGGAAGTGTTATAACCCCTGCTGAACTTATAGAGAGTCCTGAAATTGTTAAAGCCTCAGAAGTTACTGCTGTTCCTGTTATATTTCCAATACCTTGTGCTATGAGACTTCCATCACAACACTCTCTTGAATATGTACCATCAGGACAGAGACAAGCTCTCCTGTCATCTTTAGGACTTGTTGTACTTGGTGTTTTTTTATATC